GCAGACTTTCGGTGGTACAAAGAAGTAATTCTTAAACTATCCGAAATAATATCAACCGAACTGGAGGCCGTTTTACGACGGCAGGTTCATAAGGAGTAAACTATGGCAAATAGAAACACAACTGGATTTGGTCTTATTGCTCAAGGTACGCTTGGTTCAACACCAGCTACTGGCGGTCAAGGTAAGTACTACATCGAGGCTAACTATGCTACGTCATTATTTCAAGGCACTGCTGTAAAGCAGTCTGCTGGATTTATAATTACAGCACAGGCAGCAATCACTGATACTTGTATCGGTGTTTTAAATGGTGTGTTCTACAACGCGGCGACTACACAGAAACCGACGTTTCAGAACTACTATTCACAAGTTACTCCAGCCAACTCTGAAAACATCACAGCGTTTGTAATCGACAATCCTCACCAACTTTATGTTGGTATGATTGACACAGCTATACCTATCGCAAATATGGGTAAAACTTTCGGTTTCGCGTCTACTACTGGTTCAACAACTAGTGGTCAGTCTACAAACAAAATGTTGTTAGCAGGTGGTCACGCCACAAATAATACTTGGAGAACTGTAAGAATAGCAGAAGATCCTGAAAACCAAGACATCGCAGTAGCAAATTGCTCTGTTGTTTTTGTTCAGAATCTTAACCAGTATAATAACGGCGTAACTATGGCATAATAGGAGCATATCATGGCAATATCACGAGCACAGCTAGTTAAAGAACTAGAACCAGGCCTAAATGCACTATTTGGGCTGGAGTACAAAAGGTATGAAAATCAGCATGCTGAGATTTATACTACGGAATCATCTGACAGAGCTTTCGAAGAGGAAGTAATGTTATCTGGTTTCGCTAACGCAGACGTAAAAGCAGAAGGTCAAGGAATTGCGTACGACGACGCGCAAGAAACTTACACTGCTAGATACACGATGGAAACGATCGCTTTAGCTTTCGCTATCACAGAAGAAGCAATAGAGGACAACCTTTATGACAGACTTTCTTCTAGATACACAAAAGCTTTAGCAAGATCTATGAGTAATGCTAAAGAAGTTAAAGGTGCAGCACCTTTGAATAATGGTTTACCGGGCGTAGCCGCGGGAACTGCTTTTCAAACAGGTGATGGATCTAACTTAATGGCTACAAACCACGCGACTATCGCTGGAACTGTATCCAATACTTTAACAACTCAAGCAGACTTAAACGAAACTTCATTAGAACAAGCATTGATTGATATCGCTGCTATGACTGATGAAAGAGGTTTAAGAATCGCAGCTAAAGGAGTTAAAATGATAATTCCTTCTGCGAATCAGTTCAACGCTGAAAGATTGATGAAATCTCAAGGTAGAACTCAAACTGCTGATAATGACATCAATGCAATCAACAGTATGGGAATGATCCCACAAGGTTACAGAGTTAATAACTTTTTAACTGATGCTGATTCTTGGTACATTATTACGGACGTTCCAAATGGTATGAAGATGTTCTCAAGAACTCCATTGACAACTTCAATGGAAGGGGACTTCGATACTGGCAACGTTAGATACAAAGCTAGAGAAAGATACGCTTTTGGCGCATCTGACTTTAGAGGTATCTTCGGTTGCGAAGGTGCGTAAGCAAAGTTAAACATTTTTGTGGCCGGACATAGTTCGGCCACATTCAATAAATAACATGGTGGGATTCATGAAAAATTTTACAGTTAAAATATGGGCATACGATCATTACGCAAAATTTAATGTTTTGTCGGAAGATAATGCTATTTCTCTTGAAGAATCAATCCTTGACAAATTGGGAGAAAAGAGTATAAACTGGGAATATCTCGGAAACAACTATAATAACGAGATAAATCGAATAACTTATGAGGAGGTTATTGATGATACAAGACCTATACAAACAAAAAAGGTCCTTGGAGTTGAAGTGGCAACAGGAGCATCTGTCTAATGATAGATACACTCTTGAGATGGTCAGAATTGATGACAAAGTTAAACAAGTCATTACTGAGATCAAGCTTGAAGAAGCTCAAATTGCTCACAGGCAGAATAGCGTTGAAGGCGCTGCTCCACAAGTTTCTGTAGCTACTTAAGTACAAAGCTACATCGCTGAAATCGCACTTTCTTATAAGGCTCTCTTGCACTCTACTAAAAACTAGTATACAAATTACTTACTATACATTTAATAAATGATGAATGCTGACGCGTATAGTCGACAACCCTAGGGACAGTATTCAGATATCTAGGAGGATATTAATATGGCAAATACTACATTTTCGGGACCGGTAAGATCGGGATCGATATCAAATACAACAGGAACTACAGTTGGTACAAATATGGCTAACGTAGGTTCTATGTTAGTAACTCAAACAGAAGCAATAACTCAAGCTGCTACTACTAGTACAACAAACATTATAATTCCTGCAAACAGCCAATTGGTTTATGCAAAATTATTTGTAAGTGTTGTATGGAATGGTGCTGCAACTACAGCTGGTTTAGGTTATGTTGGAGATGCAACTGCATTTACAGCAGCTGGTGGAATAGCTGGTGGTACTTTAGGTATTATCGAAATTACTGCTGGAGCTAACAAAGCTAGAGTAGATGCGTGGGCAGACATTGGAACAACTGATAGAAGATTACTTCTTACATACCCTAACGTGGGAACAGGTGTTGGTTGGATATCTGTTGGTTATATTCAAAACGCTAACGTAGGTTAATAATTAATTTAGTGTGGGGCTTCGGCCCCACATAAATTTAAGGAGAATAAAATTATGTCAATAACATCAAAAGTAAGACAAACGGTTGTTTTAACAGCAGATGGTCAATTACAGGGTTTAGTAAATACTGCAACTACATCGACAGCTACTAATCTTACAAAGATTAATATTATGACTGTCTTTGCACAATCTACTGACGCAGATGCTGAAATAAAAATTTATAATGAAACTGGATCTGCAACAGCAAAAAATTTAGTTTTTCATGGTAAATTTGCGACTGCAGCTAATGAAGTCCAAGAATTTAAATTACCAGGAGCTGGTATTTATTGTGACGATGGAGCTTACGTAGATCTTACTAACTGTGATTTTTGTTACGTAGTCGGAACATTTTAAGGAGTTAGCCAATGGCGAATACTACTTCACAGTCCTATAGTTTTGACCAGGACTTTTCAATCGATGAAATTATTCAAGATGCGTATGAACGTCTTGGACTACAAGGCACAGCAGGTCATCAATTAAAAACTGCAAGAAGATCTTTAAACATTCTTTTTCAAGAATGGGGTAATAGAGGAATACATTTTTGGGAAGTAGGAAATACAAATATTAATTTAGTTGCAGGTTCAACAACTAATGTTGATGCTACAGCTGAAGGTTCTGGTGTTTATACTTTTTATAGAAACTCAACAGATGTACCAGGAGGTGGAGAACCACCACAAGCTACAACTGTTCCTGTTGCTGACGTTTATGGTATTTCAGATATTTTAAATGTTACATATAGACAAAATTATAATACAACAAATCAATCAGACACAGGTTTAACTAAAGTTGCAAGAGATGCTTATTCAGCAACAGCTAACAAAGCATCTAATGGAACTCCTTCACAATTTTGGGTACAAAGATTTATAGATAAAGTTACACTTACTATTTATCCTTTACCTAACACAACTGCTGCATCAAATTTTTTAAATGTTTATTACGTAAAAAGAATTCAAGATGCAGGAGCTTATACTAACTCAGGTGACGCACCTTTTAGATTTGTACCATGTATGGTTTCAGGACTATCTTATTACTTGTCTATGAAGTTTGCACCACAAAGAACACAGGAGATGAAGTTGTTGTACGAGGATGAACTTGCTAGAGCATTATCTGAAGATGGTTCTGCAGCTAGCACATTCATTACTCCGAAGACATACTATCCAAATATATAATGGCTAGATTTGCAAAAGGTAGTAGAGCATTAGCGATTTCTGATAGATCAGGCGCAGCTTTTCCATATAGAGAAATGGTAAAAGAATGGACAGGTGCGTGGGTCCATATTTCAGAATTTGAACCTAAACAACCGCAATTAGAACCACATCCTGTAGGAGCAGACCCACAAGGATTATTACATGCAAGACCTGCAAGAGTAGAGTTTCCTGTACAAGATATTTTACCCAACAATCCTTTTTCTATAACAAACGGAAATAAAATAATGACTGTAAGTTATCCTGATTACTCTACAGAAGAACAAGGTGGAGAATTAGGTTATGTGAGATTTCAA